CGGCGGTTCGGCTCGTTGAGCTCAGAAACTTCTCTGAGGGACGGACAGCTTAAACGCTGCCTGTCGCTTGGGATAGCGCCATAAATGGCGTGTAACTCACCTACGACATAGTCGTAGGCAGTGAAGTAATGCTTATCGTATAGTGAATTGGCGTAACTTATCCAACTCACATAAGCATCCGGGCTAGGGGTGGTTTGCCAGACCGTTCGAAACCGAACGGGAGTGACACAAACGCCTGAAATGGCGTCCATGCCACATGACTCTCTAAAGAGTCCACTGGTGCAACTCTTATCAGTGTTGACCTTAAGGCCAAATGATTCGAGTATACCGATCGCATACGCGGATTGCTCCGTTGGTACGATCACATCATCCCCGTACACTAAGATTCTCTCTCGAGAATCCGTGTCCATCGACGCGTGGAGAAGGCTCCATATAGTTAACGCAAGGATAGGAAAGCATAAACTGCTTCCCATCGGTGCGAACTTGTGAAGTTTAAGAACTTCTCCGTTCGGCAGTCGAGTACTCATGCTTCTGCTCGCTAACAGGGCTTCAACTAAGTGCCCTGGAAACAGCAGGCGAACCAATCCAAGCGACACACGGTCACTCGCCTCTTTCAGGTCGAGTGTAGCGTATCGACCGGACGAAGAGCCATAAAGTGCTCCTCGCCGATTCGGTGCTTGGTCGGTGAAGTTAACAATACCTCTTGTCAGAGGATGCTTCTCCACCAATTCAACAATAGCCGCGCCCAAACCTCCCTGAATCCATTGCAACGCAAGGGGTTCACAAGAGATTAAGCGAGGCCCGCGTGAGTCTTTCGGAACAAGTAATACTTGTGCCGGCGGCTCCCTATCGGTCAATCGTGAGAAAGATCGATAGTTATCACAGACTGCGCCCATCGAAGAACAAAAGAATTCATCGAAGGGATACACATCTGTTAGTCGAGACGGAACATCGGTCCAGCGATACTTATCCCAGAGCCGTTCCTTAGTGGAAACAGCACCGGGTCCGTGTCGTGGATTAATGTCGCGTACATCGAAGTGCGAGAAAAGCGTGAACAACGCTTGTCGTGCACTGCGGATTACCTTACGAGCCCAATCGGGTTTAACTCGATCTAAGGCTCGCGGGTCTTTATCCATCTCGTCAACAATGTTGCTGAAGAGACTGTTGAAGGTCTGTACCTCGACTTCAGTTTTAATGAAGTTGTGGATGACAGACTGTTCTAGCTCTGAGGCATACGGGAGTTCATACTTGTAATACAAGTATAAAAGATCCCGTAGGTAACGGACACACAGAAC